GAGAGGCAGCGGCTAAAGAGGCAGCAAGAGCAGCAAAAGCAAGAGCAGATGAAGCAGCTAGAGCTAAAGCAAGAGAAGCAGCAGAAAAAGCCGCAGCTTTAAAAGCAGCACAAAAAATTCCAGTAAGAGATGCTCACGACAAGCCAAATCCTGTTACTACTCCACCCCCTCCTCCACCCCCTCCTCCACCACCGCCACCGCCAACAAACATAGTAGCAACTGGACCTACAAAGACTGTTGATCCTGAAATAGATTATATAAAACCCATGGATCCAACTCCAGATATTCCTAAACAGAATCCAATTCCTGGTGATATTGTTAGAAATGCACCAAGAAATGTTACAGACATATCTTCCTTAGTGCCACAGCTTAATGCAGAGCATATTGCAAAGATTCTTTTTGAAAATGTATCTGCAATAGAATTATCAATAGTTGAAAGACATGACACTATTGAAGGAATTAATCAAAAATACTCTATTATTTCAAACCTGGCTGAAGTTAGAAAAAAGTATGACGCAGGAAAACAATTAAGTCCTATGGACAAGTTTAAGCCTCTTACCAGCATTTATACAATTAACATTCAAGATAAGATACCTCAAGAAGACTATATTATCTTAGAAAATTTAAATTCAACTTATCAGTATCTTGATGAAAATAATCAAATAGTTACTCGTGAAAAGGGGTATTACTATATTGACACTAATGGTGATTTGGTTATAGAGCTTATTAATTTAGAAAAAAATCAGCAGGTAGAGGTTTTAATAGACACAAATGGTACAATATATAAGGTGGAATCATGATTACAACAAATGGTAAAAATATTATAGCAAAGTATCTTTTAAACCAAGCTCCAGAATTTGCAAGTCATATTGCAGTTGGTATTGGTGGACAAGCTTATCCAACATCTTCTTCTGCAACATTTTCTTTAGACGCAGATTCTTTAGAATTTGAAGTAGCAAGAGTTCCAATTTTATCAAAAGGTCTTTTAAAAGAAGATGGTCAAGAAAAAATTGTTTTTAAAGCAGAGCTTCCCATTGAACAAAGATATAAAATAACTGAGCTTGGATTATATCCAGCAGCAGCAAATGCAGTAGCTGGAAATTTTGACAGCAGAATCCTATCAATATTTAGCAATGCAGAACCTTGGGCATATTCCAATAACCAAGATGACTCTGGAGCTGTTGCATACATAGGTCCTCTTTTAATTGATAACGTAGTTCCTGGGGATATTGAAACCTTGTTAGGAAGTTATGAATTAGAAGACTTTGTTTTTATAAATAGCAACTCTCCAATATTTGAATATTCAGAGAGAATAAACAGGGGAGAGCCTCCAAGATATTTAGACAAAAGCCTCCTTGTTTCTGGGAGTACCTCTGTAGTTTCTGGAGTATCTGCAAGCTCTTCCTTAATAAACGCCTCTAGCAGTGCTTCATATTATATTGAAAATAATTCTATTAGTTTAAACTTAGGAAAAAATTTACCAACAGATCAAATAAAACTAGCATTTTCAGTAATTAGTACTGCTAGATCTGCACCAGCACCAGATAATGTTAAAATTAGGTTAGAGTTTTTAAATAATTCAACAACATCTACATCAACGGCTTATGTAAATATTGCACTTGAAGATACAGATATAGAGTCAATGAGATATCAAGTTGTTACAAAAAGCCTTTCAGAATTTACAACAGATCAAAACTTTTCTTGGAGTTCTGTAAATGGTATAAGAATTTATACTTGTATTCATGATATTTCTAATGTTCAAACTGGACAACATTTTGTACTTTATGATGGAATAAGATTTGAAAATATTTCTAGCTATAATCCACTATACTCCCTTGTTGCTGGTGAATATATAAAAACATTAGATACAAATCCAATTTTAAAGAGAGAAAATTCTACAAGTTATATAGAGTATAGGTTTGGCATAGGAGTATCCTGATGGCAGAGATAAGAATTCCTGTAGAAAAATTATCCCCACCAGATAAAAATGGAGATCATGCTTTTCAATTTAGAATTATATCTGTTGATAAAAACCAGTGGTCAGCTTGGTCACAGCTTTATATACTTAAAAGCATTGGTCAATATAGACCTTTAGAATCAGATGTTACTGCAGTAATTTCTTCAGAAGAAGTAAGTTTAACTTGGGATACTCCAACAATTTATAACTATAATTCTGCTTCAGCTACTAGTGCATCAATAGAACATAATCATTCACAAAACTTTAAACAACATGATTCAGATATTTTTGTTCAATGGGGATCAGGATCTGCTATGGGAAATTTTGAATACCATGACAGAGTATCTTCAGACACAACAAGCATTGTTATACCAAATGGATCTGCTTCAGTTAGAGTTATTGGAACTGTTGCATTAAAAGATGTTCCTAGAATAGGTATTTTTGAAGAGACTGTAGACTATCAACCAAGACTTGATGAATATTTAGGAATTTCTGGATCAGTACAAGGGGTATACGATTTGTTTAAAGTATTTGATACAGACGTTGTATCCTTAACCTGATATAATTAACTAGGAGAAAAAATGGCACAAATTGAATTACCAGATAGAGGTCAACCACTTGACATATCTTACCTGTTTAGAATAGCTCAAGAAATAAATAGAGTTTCAGAGTTGTTTGTTAGCACTTTTTCAAAAATTAAATATAGGGATACTTCTACACCATCTAACACATCAACATCAAATATAGTATTTTATGCAGAGACTCAAAAAATTGTTGATGCAAATTTATCTGTTCAGTCAAATGCCCCAGCATTATTTGACTACTCTGGAATATTTAAAACTACCCCAGTAGTCACATGCTCAGTAACTTCTGTAACTGGTGTATCAAACTTGTATCCAGTTTTGAGTGGAGTAACTCAAAACTCTTGTCAGATAAATGTATTTTCATCAGCAACTTCTGGAGCATTCTCTGCTGACGTTTCAATAATTGCAATTGGTGAAAGAATTATTTCTTAGGTAGGCGACATGTCTCAACCACAGGATAAAATAAATCCTTGTAAAAAAATATTTTTTATAAACAAAGAACTTGTAAAAGTTTTTCATATTAACAAAAGCAGCAATATTGTTAATTTTTTTAATGTAACTCAGGGTAAAGAACAGAGTATGCTGTATTCAGATTTTAAAAAGCATAGGAAAAGAGCTTATTCAATTGCAAATACTGCAAGAATTTTAAATAGATCAAGAGTACAGTTTCAAAGAATAATTGCAAAGGGTTTGATTCCTGAGCCAATTGGTGATAGTATTGGTGGAGAGAGAGGTTTTCAAATTAATGCTTATTATTCTGAAGACCACATTTTTGAGATTAGAGACATTATGGCAACTATACATGGTGGTAGACCGAGAAAAGACGGTAAGATTACCCCTAGAAACGTTTTAACAGAGCAAGACTTGCGTTCTAGAATGGGAGATGCTATAATGCTTTATACGAAGACATCGGATGGGCGTTTCATTCCGACTTGGCAAGAAGAGACATGGTAGGAGACCAAAATGTCAGAAACAACAAATGTTTCAGTAACACTAGGATATACGTTAAACCTTGGAAATTTTCAAAGTCTTAGAATTGATTTAGGAATTACAGACTTTGTTCGTAATGGAGAAAATACGGATCAGGCTCTTGACAGAGTTTATGAATTTGTAGAAAATAAAGTTATTCAAAAGGTAGAAGAAGCAAAGAAAGAACTAGAGGATTAGTGGCTGAGAAGAAAGATCGCTTTGCACTAATATCTAGATATAAGAAATTAACAAAAGAAAAAAACTTAACAGAAGAAAATATAAACATACACATTCAGCAATGGGCTGCAGACTCGTTGATTGAGTCGTATGGTGTAGAGCAAAGTTATGATCTAATTGAATATTATGTGGGTGTATCTGCATCTCCAACTTGGAAATGGTTGGTAGACAATGCCCACAAAGTTTATGATGCAAAAAAAATAAAAGAAGAAGATGATGTGGCTAGAAAGCTACTAAAGGAACAAGCAAAGGAATGGCTAAATAGATAATGTCTGATTTGGAAGCAAAGGTACTATCTGCGGTTTTAAATGATAAGCAAATTCATGTGCTATTTCAGGCAAACCCAGATACTTTGTTTAGAACTCATAAAGATGTTTGGGATTTTGTAAAAAACTATTATGAGCAAAATTCAACTGTTCCAACAAAGTCGCTTTTGGTAGAAAAGTTTAGAGACTTTCAACCAGTAGGTGAAATAGGTACAACAAAGCATCACCTAGAAGAGTTAAGAATACAATTCCTTGAAGATAATTTAAGAAATGCACTAATGACTAGTGCAAAACAATTAAATGAACATCAACCAATTGAAGCTCTTAATTCAATAATTTCAAAAACATCTGATCTTAAAAGAATTAGTTCTGATGTAAGAGATATTGATGCAACAGATGTAGAGGATGCCTCTGCACACTTTATACACATTAAGGAGTTAAGTGAAAAAGGTATACACGGTGTTAGAACAAACTTGGCAGGTTTTGATAACTATCTACCTGGTGGTATTGCTCCTGGTCAATTTGGTATTCTTCTTGCTTACCCTGCCATTGGTAAGTCTTGGCTTGCTATTTTTATGGCTGTACAAGCGTGGAAAGCTGGGAAAAAACCTTTAATAGTTTCTCTTGAAATGACAGAGAAAGAAGTAAGAAATCGTGTTTATACAATTATGGCTGAAGGATATTTTTCACACAGAAAATTAAGTGCAGGTCTAATTGATATTGAAGGTTTTGAAAATTGGGCTAAACAACATTTAAAAGATAAGCCACCATTTTATATTATTTCTAATGACGGTATGGCAGATGTGTCTCCTTCTGTTATTAGAGGAAAGATAGACCAGTACTCTCCAGATGTTGTATTTGTTGACTATATTCAGTTAATGAATTCAAATCAAGGAGGAGAAAATGAAGTTGTAAAGATTAAAAATATTTCTAGAGAATTAAAAGTTCTTGCAATTTCTTCACAAGTTCCAATTGTTGCAATTGCATCTGCCACTCCAGATAATGCAACCGATATGAATAGCGTTCCCTCCCTTGGTCAAGTGGCATGGTCAAAGCAATTAGCTTATGATGCTGACTGGGTTTTAGCACTTGGTCGTGCTACTGGAAGTACAATTCTTGAATGTGTATTTAGAAAAAACCGTCATGGCTTTTGTGGAGAATTTATGGTAGATATTGATTTTGACTCAGGTCGCTTTATTTATAAGGATTTTGAATAAAACTAGTTAATTCCATTGATATAATTGATGGTATGTACGCTCATAAGTCAATAAAAAGATTTAGCCTTGATGGTGAAATTTATGATGATTCTCATATCATAAGACTTAAAGAGCAGTACTACAGCATGATTGTTGCTGGAATGAGATCTGATGGTTATGTTCCAAGGTATGATATTGACACAGACTTTACAATTAGCTATAATGGTAAGACATTTAATTTTGAAATATCAATATACGGTGTATATGTAGGAAAGAGAACAGCAGAGTGTATAGCAGGGATAGACAGAAACAAGCCAGTAATGGCTCCTTCTACTCAGAGGATCAAGTCAGAAGAAGTCTGCTAACTGCAGGTATTGATGTAGTATACGAAGTAGAATCTGACTTCATAATCTTTTGTCCTTATCATAATAATTATAGGTCTCCTGCTGCAGAAATTTCAAAAGAAAGCGGATTATTTTATTGTTTTGGTTGTCAAGAATCTCATTCACTTATTGAAGTAATAATGCATGTAACTAAAAGATCGTACTTTGAATCTGCAAGAATGGTTGACTCTAAATCAGATAAGGCTAACTTTATTGAAGCCCTTGAATCAAAGCTTGATAAAAAACCAGACTTTGTTGAATTTGATAGTGAAGTAATTAAAAGACTAAATGATGCTGCATTGAATTCACAAAGGGCTGCACAGTACTACATTGGTAGAGGAATCACGAAGGATAGCGTTGAAAGGTATCTACTTGGATACTCTGAAAGTCAAGACATGGTTACGATACCAGTACATTCTCCTGACGGAATATGTTTAGGATTTGTTGGGAGATCTATAGAAGGAAAAGAATTTAAAAATACTTCAGGACTTCCAAAGGCAAAGACTATGTTTAATTTGTTTAGAGCAAAAAGATTTGATAAGGTATTTGTTGTTGAGTCATCCTTTGATGCAATACGCCTAGAACAGGCAGGAGCACACGCTGTAGCCACTTTAGGAGCTTCTGTGTCAGGTAAACAGAGGGAACTTTTAAAACAGTATTTTAACAATGTAATTATTTTAGGAGACAATGATGATGCAGGAAAAGAAATGGCAAAGAAACTATCTAACATACTTGGCTCAAGTGCAATAAACGCAAGTTTGCCAGAATCAGTAAAAGATGTATCAGATTTATCAGATGAAGATTTAAAAAAGTTTGTGTCACAATTTGACGATCTAGTAGCAAATGTGTTACAATAGTACAACTGTCCACATATAGGACAAAATATTAGGAGAAATATTATGGCAATTGTAAAAGGGCTAAAAAATATCGAAGCAATGCTAGATAAGCCAAAGTTTGAAAATAATGGTCCACGAGTAACGTGGCTTAAACTAGAAGATAATCAGAGTGTGTCTGTTCGTTTTGTAAATGAACTTGATGGAGACTCACCAAGCTATGACGAAAAGAATGGTCTTGCCATTGTCGTTTCTGAGCATACAAATCCAAAAGACTATAAGCGTAAGGCAGCATGTTCTGCTGAAAGCGAAGGTCGTTGCTTTGGCTGTGAAATGCATAGAAAAGACATGAAGGCTGGCTGGAGAGCACGTCTACGATTCTATATCAATGTTTTAGTTGATGATGGAACAAATGACCCATATATTGCTGTATGGAGCATGGGTGTTGCAAAGTCTGCAACATTTGATACAATTCGTGAATATGTTCAAGACTCGCAAAGTCTTTCAGGAATGACCTGGAAGCTAAAGCGAAATGGTAAGGGAACTGAGACAACCTATATTCTAATTCCAATTAAACAGGATGAAGAAAAGTTTGATTGGTCCAAGCACGAAATTCCAGACCTTGAAGCAGTTGTAAGAGAAGTTCCTTACGCTGAGCAAGAGTCCTTCTTTCTTGGCTTCGACAATCCATCCGTATCTACTTCTGTAGATTGGTAATTGCGGTGGGGGAGAAGTCCTCCCCCACCCTCTATAACTGAAAGGTTAAAATGACTTACGTTCCATTACACGTTCACACACACTATTCCCTTATGGATGGTGTTGCAACTCCAGAAGAGTATGCAAAACGTGCTTCTGAAATTGGGCTATCAGCAATTGCAATAACTGATCATGGCGTTCTGTCTGGTCATAGACCTATGTACAGGGCTGCAAAAGCAAATGGTATTAAACCAATTTTGGGTATTGAAGGATATATAACTGCAGACAGATTTGATAATAGAGATAAGTCTGAAAGAACAGAGCCGTTGGATATGGTATATAACCACATTGTTCTTCTTGCAAAAAATGACAAGGGCTTAGAAAATTTAAACAAACTTAATGAACTTGCTTGGACTGAAGGATATTACAGAAAGCCAAGAATAGACTTTGAAATTTTACAAAAATATAAAGAAGGAATCGTAGTCCTATCAGCGTGTATGAGTGGTATTCTTGCAAAAGCAATTGAGTATAAAGAGTATGCTGCTGCTAAAAAACATATTACTTGGTTTAAAGAAAACTTTGGTGATGATTTTTATGTAGAAGTTATGCCACATAACTCTCCTGAATTAAATAAAGAACTTCTTGAAATGGCAGATACATACGGAGTAAAGTCAGTTGTCACTCCTGACTGCCACCACTCTGACAAGAGTCAAAAGGTAATTCAAGAAATGATGCTTCTTCTTAATACTCATGCTAAGTTAAATAAGGAATCAACTTTTGACAAGGCATCAAAGATTGAAGACCCAATGAAAAGACTTGATTATTTATATGGTGAAGATAGAATGATGTCTTTTAGAAGTTTTGATATTCACTTACTTTCGTATGAAGAAATTAAATCAGCAATGCAACAGCAAGGAATTAAGCGTGAAGATATTTATGAAAATACTGTTGAGATTGCAAACAAGGTAGAAGAATATACTATTAAAAGTAATCTAGATCTTCTTCCAATAAAGGTTGAAGATCCTGATAACGAATTGCTTGCACTTACTTCTAGAGGCTTGGTTTTAAGAGGTCTTTCTGAAAACAAAGAATATTTAGATAGATTAAATTTAGAACTTGAAGTTATTAAAAGTAAAAACTTCTCACCCTATTTTTTGGTTGTTCATAATATGCTTAGCTGGGCAAAAGATCAGGGCATCATGGTAGGTCCAGGTCGTGGTTCAGCAGCAGGTTCTTTAGTTTGTTATGCATTAGGAATTACAGAAATTGATCCAATTGAATATGGTCTTTTGTTTTTCCGTTTTATTAATCCAGATAGAGATGATTTCCCTGATATTGATTCTGATATAGCAGATGATAGAAGAGATGAAGTAAAAGCATATCTTGAACGTGAGTATAAAAATGTTGCATCTATTGCCACGTTCCTTGCATTTAAAGATAAGGGTGTCGTAAGAGATGTTGCTAGAGCATTTAACATTCCTCTTAATGACGTTAATAAAGTTCTTAAGGGTGTAGATAGCTGGGATGATTTTACAAGATCAGCTAATGCCCAATGGTTTAGAATGAAGTATCCTGAAATTGTTAAATATGGAGAGCAACTTCGTGGAAGAATCCGTGGAACTGGTATTCATGCTGCAGGTGTAGTTACTGCAAAAGATTCAATCTTTAAATACGCACCACTTGAAACACGAATTGCACCAGGAAGTAAAGAAAGAATTCCAGTAGTTGCAGTAGATATGGAAGAGGCTGCAGAGATTGGTCTAATCAAACTTGACGTACTTGGTCTAAAGACTCTTACTGTAATTGATCAGACTATTAAAACAATTAAAGAACGTCACGGTACAGATATAAACCTTAAGCAGATACCCCTAAATGACAAGAAAGTCTTTGAGATGCTCTCTGAGGGGCGTACAAAGGGTGTTTTTCAGTGTGAAGCAACTCCGTATACAAACCTTTTGGTTAAAATGAGAGTGAGTAACTTTGATGAACTTGTTGCATCAAATGCCCTTGTTCGTCCAGGTGCTATGAATACAATTGGAAAGTCATACATTGCCCGTAAGCATGGCAGGGAAATGGTTGAATATATTCATCCTTCTATGAATGATTATCTAAAAGACACCTATGGTTGTGTTTTGTATCAAGAACAAGTTATGCAAGCATGTGTCGTTCTTGGTGGAATGACAATGGTTGAAGCTGATAAAGTTAGAAAAATTATTGGTAAGAAAAAAGATGCTAAAGAGTTTGACATCTTTAAAGATAAGTTTGTTAGTAATGCAGAGAAGCATGTTGGAATTAGAGCAAAAGATTTGTGGCATGACTTTGAAGCACACGCAGGTTATTCTTTTAACAAGTCTCATGCTGTTGCATACTCAACCCTGTCTTATTGGACTGCTTGGCTAAAGTATCACTACCCTATTGAATTTATGTTTTCATTATTAAAGAGCGAAAAGGATAGTGACACTCGTACTGAATACTTAATTGAATGTAAGCGTATGGGGCTGTCTTTAAAACTTCCACATGTCAATGAGTCTGATTCAGATTTTAAGATTGAAGGTAAGGGAATTAGATTTGGACTTGCTGCAATCAAATGGCTTTCTGAAGGAGTTGCAGGTAAAATTATTGCAGGTAGACCTTTTGAATCTAAAGAGCAGTTTAAAAGTTTTGCAATAAAAAAGGGTAGCGGAATTAATTCAAGAGCAGTAGAAGCATTAGATCTTATTGGTGCATTAACATTTGAAGATAATCCTAGAGATGAGGTAAAGGTTAGAGATAATCTTTATGAGTATCTAAATCTTCCAGAATTAAATACTAGCGTTCCACAACACTACTATGCATATATAGATCTTGTAGAAGATTTTGATGAACAAGGAGTCTTTGTTTTGCTTGGCATTGCAAAAAATATTAAGCGTGGCAAAGGCTGGTCAAGAGTAGAAATTATGGACTCTACTGGAGTAATTGGAATATTTGATGAAGAAGAAACTAAGATTGAGCCAGGAAGAACTTATTTAATTCTTGCAGGTGCAAATAGAATTTCTGAAGCTATCCCAATTGATGAATTAAAAGAGCATAAAGATAATGCACTTATAAAGTTTTTAAACTATAAGCAGATACCATTTGCAAATGATGAATACTTTGTGCTATCATTTACTCCTAGAGTCACTAAGGCTGGAAAGAGAATGGCTAACATGATCGTTGCAGATAGTTCAAGAGAAATGACTGCAGCAATGGTCTTTCCAACAATGTTCTCTACTGGATATATGAAATGCCAGCCTGGAAAAGTAGCAAAAATTAATTTTGGTGAAACAAAAGAAGGAACTATTACATTGAAAGAAGTAAATTAATGATTAATATAGATAATTTAGCAAATAGTTTGCATAATACTGCAAAGGAAAAAGGCTTTTGGGATGATAACAATGGAATTATATTTTATCTTAAGCAGTTAATGATGGTAACAACTGAGGTAGCAGAAGTGGCAGAAGCTATGCGTAAGAGCCAGGGTGATCGTGCTGTTGTTAGAGAGTTAGCAGATGTTATTATTAGAACTCTAGATTTATATGCAGGTCTTGTAGAAGATGGATATACAAAAGAGTCTTTACAAGAAAACTTATTGGATAAGGCTGAATATAATTCAGAAAGACCAACCATGCATGGACTGCTAGCATGAGTAAAATAGACCTTGACGAATTTCTATCTCAATTAGATCCAAAGTTGCGTAAAAAAATTACAAGTGGGGACACCATTGAAATTATAAAACAAAAGACACCAAGCGTTAGCCTTAACCACGCATTAAAAGGTGGGTTTGCATATGGTCGTCAGGTAATGGTTTGGGGAAATAAGTCTGCAGGGAAGTCCTCTTTTTGTTTACAAATGATTGCTGATGCACAAAAAGATGGAAAGATTTGTGCTTGGATTGATTCAGAAGCATCGTTTGATCCTGAGTGGGCAATAAAACTTGGAGTAGATGTTAAAAATTTAATTTATTCAAATGCTAGAAGTATGAATGAAATGGTTGATGTTGGTGTTCAGTTAATGAAGGCTGGCGTTGATATGATTGTTGTTGACTCAATTTCAGCAATGCTTCCTGCAATATATTTTGAAAAAGATTCAGAAGAATTAAAGCAACTTGAGAATACAAAACAAATTGGTGCTGAAGCAAAAGATATGACAAATGCAGTAAAGATGCTTAACTTTGCAAACAATCAAGAAAAGCCAGTTCTTTTAGTTTTTATTTCTCAGCTCCGAAATAATATTGGTGCTATGTTTGCAAGTCATATGCCAACTGGAGGTCTTGCTACGAAATTCTTTAGTAGCACAATTGTAAAGCTTTGGTCAAGCGATTCTGACAATCAGGCAATCAAGGGCAAGATAGCTTCTGGAGATAAGTTGATTGAATCTAAAATTGGTCGTGTAGTCAATTGGCATATTGATTTTAATAAGACTGGTCCAGCATTTGTTGCAGGTTCCTATGACTTCTACTTTGATGGAGATGGTGTCTTAGGTATAGACAAGGTTGCAGACTTAGTTGATACTGCAGAGCTTGTTGGTGCAATCCAAAAGGGTGGTGCTTGGTATACTATCGGAGAAGAAAGATTCCAGGGTAGAGCAAAGGTTATTGATTGGCTAAAAGAAGATCCTAAAAGAGTAAAAGACCTAGAGGACAAAGTAAATGGCTAGAGATTTCTCTGAGTATAGAGGAAAGTTTTTTTGCCATAGATGTAAAGAAGTATCATTGATTGCAAGATTTTATAGGGAGCATAAGAAGCTAACTTGGCTTTGTTCAAATAGGCATATGTCTGAAGTTATTTTTACAAGGGGAAATTGATGAGCGAACGTGCAGAACTTAAAAGAGCTGGTCTTAAGGCTCATAAAAATTCTGGAAGAGGTGCTGTAAAGGCTGATGGAAGTGATGATGAATTTGTTGTTGACGTGAAAGAGTACAGCAAAAGTTTTTCTATTAGTCAAGACAACTGGGCTAAAATTGTTACAGACACTCTTAAGGTTGACAGGTCTAAGAATCCAGCCCTGATGCTTGTTATTGGTGAGGGAAATAAAAAAGTTAGACTTGCTGTTATTGAATGGGAAGTATTTGAAGAATTGAGGAATAATGGAAACAACAGTTGATTTATTAAATCAGGTAAATGGATTTAATGAAATATCAGAACACATGCAAGATGAAGAGTTAACACAGACTTTAGTGTTAATTGCTAAATTAATTTCTAAGCCAGACGTTCCAGCATCAGTTGGTGTTGAACTAATTGTAAAACTACAAGCATACTCTGCTAAATTTGCAATGCTCGCTTCCTGGTATACTAATGTTAAGAAAGATGAACGAGCAAAGAAAAATATATACTATTCAGCTAAAGAAGCAACGGATAGACTAGTAGATGCATTAAAATATGCAGTCAGGATTAACAATGGCTAAAAGCCTTATTAGTAAGTTGGTTGAAAAACCAAAAAAGAGTGAAGAGAATTTAATTGATAGTCAGGCAATTGTTGACAAGATTAAAGAAGGGTATGCATTACAAAGAAAAGCATCCTTTAAAAAGAGAGATAGCTTTACTCCCTCAACACTCACCTATGGTGCAGGAAAATGTCCTAGATTTTGGTACTTGTGGTTTGAAGGAAATGAATCAGACGTAAAGACTGATTGGTACTCAGTTGCAAATATGGACAGCGGTACTGATCGTCATGGTCGTATTGAAAAGGCTATGGAGTCTGCTGGCATCTTGGTAACTAACGAAGAGCGTTTGTCGTATGTAGACCCACCTATTTCTGGTAGAACAGATGCAATTATTAAGTGGAATGAAATGGATATTCTTACTGAAATTAAAACACTTAATGAAGATTCTTTTCATTATCTAAATGTAAAGGGTGAAGCAAGAAAATACCATGTTGAACAACTTCTTATTTATATGAAGATTCTTAAGAAGAGTTTTGCATTTCTTGTTTATGAGTCAAAGAATAGTCATGAACTTTCCTTGTTCCCGATTAAACTAACTGATCATTACAAGAACTTTATTAATTACTTTTTTGATTGGATGAGAGAAGTAAAGAAAGCATCTGATGATGGTCTTCTTCCTGAAAATCCTTATCGCTCAAACTCAAAGGTTTGCAAGGGTTGTGATTTCGAAACAGTATGTCGCACAAAGCCAAAGGGTGATATTAAAATAGCACCAAGGAAAGACCTTGAGTAAATTTTGTAAGTTGTGTGATGAGCAATTTCAAAGCAATAATAAGAATCAAATATATTGCTCACCTGAGTGCAGGGCTACTGCTACAAAGGAAAAGATTATGCAAAGATATAAAGTTTCAAAGGTAAAGGCTCGTGCTGCTAAGTCAAGAAAATGTGCTGGTGGATGTGGTTTAGAAATTAGTATTTATAATGACATTGGATTTTGTAATAGCTGTATGATGAGTAAGAGAAAACTTGATCAAACTTTAAAAGATATAAAAGGATTTTTTGATTATGAGCAAGACTAGCTGGAAAGATATTGGGAAACCAAAAAGATTTATCTCAATAGATGCTTCTTCTACTTCTGCTGCCTTTGCAATATTCGAAAACAGTGAGTTGGTAAAGTTTGGAAAAGTTAATTTTACTGGAAATGATCATTATAAAAAAGCTGGAGATGCTTGTAAAAAGCTTACTCCACTGTTTAAAGATTTTAATGTTGAGGTAGTTGTAATTGAAAATACTATCTTTGCAAACTCTCCAAAAACATCAATGCAGTTAGCCCTTGCACAAGGTGCTATCGTTAGTGCAGCATACATTAATGGTGTAAAAGATGTATACCCTTGCGTACCAGTTGCTTGGCAAAACTGGATTGGAAATAAAGTTTTAACAAAAGAAGAAAAGTTTGAATTAAGAAAGCAAACTCCTGGAAAGTCAGAATCTTGGTACAAGGGCAAGGAAAGAGAATTTAGAAAGAATAGAACTATTAGACTTGTTAATATAGAATTTATGACTGATGTGAGTGACAATGATGTTGCAGACGCTATTGCTATTGGATGGTATGCAACAAACAACTGGAATAAGGTTAGCAATGGATGAAAAAACTTTAAAAAGATTTTTAAAAAAAATTAAAGTAAATGAGGATACTGGTTGTTGGGAATGGATTGCTGCCACAAATTCAGATGGATATGGAAGTTTTTACTTTAATGAAAAAATAGCCTCAGCACATAGAGTATCTTACATGCACTACGTTGGCGATATTCCAGAAGGACTTGAAATTGATCATTTATGCAGGGTTAGAAAATGTGTAAATGCAATTGATCATCTTGAAGTTGTTAGTCATTTAGAAAATGTTAGACGTGCAGATCATTCAAATACTGGAAAACATAATGGTTATTTAAGAGGAAAGGATCACTTTCAATCAAAAAAAACACACTGTACAAAAGGTCATGAGTATAATGAAGAAAATACTTACATACATAGAGGGCACAGATTTTGTAAAGAATGTTCTAGGATAAAAGATAGAAGAAGATCTGAAAAGAAAAAGTTGCAAAAACAACTTGAATCTGGTAGTATATAATGAGTAAGCTGTACACTAATGAAAACTGGTTAAGAAAAAGATTCTTAATTGATAAAAAATCTCCAGAAGACATTGCAAAAGAATGTGGTGTCTCTGTTGAAACTATCTATGTGTACCTTGGAAAATTTGGATTAAGAAAAAGCAGGAGAAAATAATGGCTGAATACCCGTCAGAAGCATTTTATGTAAATAAGAATGAAGAAAAGATTAAAAAGATTTTTGAACTTTCTAAAACTGCACCAGCTGGATACAGCATTCTTGCTGCCTGTTTAGAAATTACAGAGATGCTGCTAGAAAAAAATGTGGCATATGGAAATTCTGCCCTTAATCCTATTCGTATCTTTAGTAATGCAGATGATATGGAGCAGTTAAATGTTCGTATTGATGATAAGTTAAATAGAATTAAGAATAAAAAGCTATATGCAGGTGACAATGATGAAGATGATTTAATTGGGTATCTATTACTAAAGAAGGCTAAAAAGCGTGGCTAAAAAGAAAACTATATTTAATGACAAGTTTGAAAGAAAATCTTTGATGGTAACTGAAAGTGGTCACGAAATAAGCGAAGGCGACCTTATAAAGATTGCTGGAGAATATGGTGCTACCTTTAAGTTCAAAAGTCTTGTAAAAAATCCTG